ATGCTTGACAAGTATCATTTTAATATTTAACTTGTTAAGTTACCTAACCAAACAACGTATAATATATATTATGTAACTTTTTAATATATATTATAAACAACATGGAGTATGGAACATGAAAACAGAAGAAAACCATAATTATAAAATAATGTTTTCAATATACGACAATGTTAGCGAGTTATACGAAGCACCCTTTGTAGATATAAACAAAGGAACAGCATTAAGAAGAGTTCAAGACTTAATGCAATCTAACCCCACAAGCCCATACGCAAAATTTCCAGATAATTTTGTATTAACCAGTGTCGGATTATGGAACGACAAAACAGGTCATATATTTTGCGATAAAGCAGAAACAGTTATGGAGCTAAACGAAATAACACCAAAGGAATAAATAATGTCAATATTCGGTCAATCAGGTAACCAACCAACAACACTAAGTAAAGACTTTAGCAGAAGTCCTAAAGCAGAAATCCAGAGATCTGTATTTAACAGAGATCATGGATTAAAAACAACAATAGACGCAGGTAAATTATATCCTATATTTTACGATGAAGCGTTACCTGGTGACACATTTGATTTAGATGCTAACGGCTTTGGCCGATTAGCAACACCAATTAATCCATATATGGATAATTTATACGTACAAACTTTTTTTTTCAGTGTCCCATTTAGAATTATATGGGACAACTGGGAAAAGTTTTGTGGAGAACAAGTCAATCCGAACGATAGTACGGACTATATGACACCACAAATACAAGGTGTAACAGTAGCAGAAGAAAGTCTATTTGATTACTTTGGTTTACCAACTGGAGTTGCAGGTATAAATTTCAATAATTTAGCTGGAAGAAGCTATAATTTAATATGGAACGATTGGTTCCGTGATGAAAATTTACAAAACAGTTTAACAGTAGACAAAGGTGACGGCCCAGACACCATGTCAAACTACACAATACAAAAAAGAGGTAAAAGGCATGACTATTTTACAAGTGCTTTACCATGGCCACAAAAAGGTACTGCAGTAACATTACCTTTAGGAACTAAAGCAAATGTTGCCTATGATGGCAACAATCAATCTGGATCAACACCAAACAGATTAGGTATATATAATACTAATACTACAACATCAGAAAGTATGATTGTAACTGGTGGATCATTAGTACAATTAGATACTAATGGTACAGATAGTTCATCATTATATGCTGATTTAAGCACAGCAACATCAGCTACAATAAATCAATTAAGAGAAGCTTTTCAAATACAAGGCTTATTAGAGCGTGACGCTAGAGGCGGCACAAGATATAAAGAAATAATTCAAGGTCACTTTAATGTGACCTCTCCTGACATGAGGTTAGACCGACCAGAGTATCTGGGCGGTGGAAAAAGTTATATTAATGTAAATCCAATAGCTCAAACAAGTTCAACTGATACAACAACACCTCAAGGTAATATGTCAGGGTTTGCAACAACTGGCTTTACAGGACACAGTTTCACAAAATCCTTTACAGAACATTGTTGTGTAATAGGACTAGTGGCAGTATTTGCCGATTTAACGTATCAGCAAGGTATAAACAGGTTTTTTAGTAAAAGAACTAGATACGATTATTATTGGCCTGCCCTAGCCCATCTCGGCGAACAATCAATATTAAATAAAGAAATATATGCTCAAGGCAATACTACAGATGACTTAGTATTTGGTTATCAAGAAAGATATGCCGAATATAGATATAAACCATCACAAATAACAGGAAAATTTAGAAGTAATGCTACAGGCACATTAGATAGCTGGCACTTAGCCCAAAACTTTGGTTCATTACCAGCATTAAATTCTTCATTTATAGAAGAAAACCCACCAGTTTCAAGAATAACAGCAGTAAATAGTGAACCAGATCTGTTATTAGATATGTTCTTTAAATTTAAAACAGCAAGACCAATGCCAACTTATAGCGTACCTGCCCTATTGAGTCATTTCTAATGTTTGGCAAAATTGGCAAATCATTAGGTATAGGAGGCGGTGACGTCTTTGGCGCTTTAACGGGTGCTGTAGGAGGTTTATACCGTAATAAAGAAGCTAGAAAAGCATCAGCTAGACAAATGGCATTCCAAGAGAGAATGTCAAATACAGCATATCAAAGAACAATGGCTGATATGCGAGCGGCAGGATTAAATCCAATACTTGCCGCAAAAGTCGGTGGTGCTAGCACACCTACTGGTGCAACTTATAATCCAGAAAATATAGCTCAAAATGCTACAAGTAATGCTTTGCAAATGACTCAAGCAAAGCAATTAAGACAACAAACAGATATAACAGGCAAAGCACAAGAATTTGCCGATAAAGTAGGCATACCCATTGAGTATGCCAACACATTACAAAAACAAGTATATTCCGCACAATATATGGCAAGAAAGTATGGTAAAGGCTCGAGCAAAGCGATTAAGACTGATCCATCAACTATGCCTGACGGAAATACATATCCAATACCAAAAGTAAAAAAAGAATCTTTATCTAAAAGAACTTTTAGAAAATTAAAAAAACCATTCAAAGAAAGAATGAAATTACCTTTAGGAAAAAACTTTAAGGAATTTCAAAAAATAAGAGGTTATTAATGAAAAAATCTAATGTAGTAGAATTTTATTCACCATATACAAATCCAAAAAAACCCTGTTTTTTTAATACAACAGGCGAAAGCATGACACAACAACATTTCGCAGAAGAAAGCGAAATTAATAACATAATACGATCCCATGATCGTAACGGTGTAATAGAACATGTACACCGAGGAAACGCCATATATGGCGATTTCAGCGAAATAACAGATTTGAGCGATGCGCTTATACAAATCCAAGAAGCGCAAAAAGAATTTCTGAATATACCATCAGAAATTAGAGAAAAATTTAAAAACGACGCAGGCGAGTTTTTTAAATATGCAAGCAATCCTGACAATGAGGAAGGTATGCGTCAAATGGGTTTATTAAACCCACAAAAATCTTCTGCCATGCCAGAAGATAATACTAATCTGGAAGCTGTGGAGCCATCAACAGCTCAGACAGTTCCAGATTAGTGCACGTATTACTACTTGATGTAATACGTGCTAACTGACACCTAACCAAAGGAGCAAATTATGTATAGAAAAAAAATGAGAAAAAGTAAAAGTAAAAAAATATTTTCTCGAACAGCTAGAAAAGTAAATAGAAAAAATAATATAAAGCCGATGCGTGGAGGCTATAGAATCTAAATGCCATGTTATAACCCTCTTGTAGCATGGAAATATGAGGGTAAAATGGTATTTAACCCTCCACCCACACATCTTATAAACAAACCATTTAATTTACCATGTGGTAAATGTATTGGTTGTAGATTAAATTATGCACGAAGTTGGGCATTAAGATGCCAACTAGAAAGCTTATCACATAAAGATAATTGTTTTATAACATTAACGTTTAGTAACGAAATGTTACAAAAACGTAACAATCCTTGGTCGGTTGATGTAAACGACTTTCAACTTTTTATGAAAAAGTTTAGAAAGCGTTACAAGAAGCCAATCAGGTTCTTTCACTGTGGAGAATACGGTGAAAAAACCTACAGACCTCATTATCATGCCTTAATATTTGGACATGATTTCAGAATTAAAACAACAAAAAATAAGGTTAAAAAATACGGATCAGATAAATATCCGTTGTACGAAAGTACAGAATTAACGTCCCTATGGGGAAGGGGACACACAACAGTTGGCGAATTAAACTTCGACACTGCGAGTTATACTGCGAGGTATGTGACAAAAAAAATAAAAGGCAATGCAACTAATATACATATAAATAAAGATACAGGAGAGGTGTCAGAAATAAACGAAGTTTATTGTACAATGAGCAGAGCGAATGGAATAGGCTATGATGCCTATCAAAAATACAAACATAACTGGTACCCTAACGATTTTATAGTAAACGGTAACGGTATCAAAATGAAACCACCAAGATATTTTGACGAATTATATAAATCGGAGTACCCTGAACAAATGAAAAAAATAAAACAATCAAGAAAAGAAACTTTGGATTTTGTAGATCAAAATCCTAAAGATCCTAAATACAAAAGATTAAAAGAAATTGAAGAAGTTAAACAATTAAAACTGAAAGAATGTTTAAGAGAAATCGATGCTTGACAAGTATCATTTTAATATTTAACTTGTTAAGTTACCTAACCAAACAACGTATAATATATATTATGTAACTTTTTAATATATATTATAAACAACATGGAGCATGGAACATGAAAACAGAAGAAAACCATAATTATAAAATAATGTTTTCAATATACGACAATGTAAGCGAGTTATACGAAGCACCCTTTGTAGATATAAACAAAGGAACAGCATTAAGAAGAGTTCAAGA